CAGCGCGAAGAATCAAAAGTGTTGTAGGACTTCATCCGCAATGGGCTAAGGCGGTTACAAACTATGAGAAGAGAGAGTATGCCCGATTAGTTAAAGGTGGAATGAAAGAGGCTACCGCTCGCGCTCGCGCAATAGAACTATCGACCCGCTATTCAGATTCTCTTAAGAGCAAGAGAGCAACAATGATTGCTCGAACAGAGATTCAGATTGCACAAAATGAGGGACGCTACGAAGGATGGAAGCAAGCATCCGAACAAGGCTATGTAGATGTTGAATCACAAAAGATGTGGATTATTGCTCAAGACGAACGCACTTGCGATATTTGTTCAGAATTAGATGGAGAAGTTGTTGGCTGGAATGAAACATTTTCTAGCGGACATGAAACCCCAGGCAGAGTTCATCCTAACTGTCGCTGTACCATGGTCATCATTCCACCCGAAAGGCGCTCATGAGTACCATCATCACTTTACCGATTGGCTTCAAGCCAGTTCTTAAACATGGCGACCACGACCAATCTAGCCACGGAAGTTGGGCACATGGCATCCAAGTAGCCCCTGATGTTGTTCGCTCGACCCTAGAGCAAGTTAAATCCAACGGTGGTCTTACTATCGACCTGAGGGACGGTTCAAGCCCCAAGGGTGGCTTTATGGTCGCTAAGGGCAAGAAGTACGCTGAGATAGTCAAGGCTGAGGATTTCTTTGATGAGACTAAGGGCGCTGAGATTCTTTCTTCCTACCTAAAACAGCATAAATCGGAGTTCAATCAGTCGAATAACTACCTCGGTTTATGGCACAATACGCAGGACAATCAGGTCTACCTTGATGTTTCCGAAAACATTGAGGACGAGGGGGAGGCTATCTCTCGGGGTCGAGAAAGAGACCAAATCTCAATATGGGATGTAGCGAACTTAAAAGAGATAGAAACAGGAGGAACAGGTGGCATCGAAAAAACTCGAGGCAGTAAATCTACCCGACTTGTCGAACATGACAGACGAGCAGATAGACGCATACGCCAAGGAGATTTGGGCGAAGTTAGCAAAAGGCAAGAACGAGTCAAAGTAATTTATTTTGATTACGGATTAAAACCCGTATTCAAACATGAAGGTCACGAAGACCAATCAAGTCACGGTAACTGGGCTAGAGGATTTACAGAGCAGGAACAATCTCGTATTGAATCTATGGATAAAGTTGGTCCGTCAAAAGATGATTTGAGTAGATTGCTCAAAGGTAAAAAAGAATATACCGATGAGGATAAAACTCTTGTCGTAGAAAATGATTCTGATTTATATGCTGATGCAACTCAAGATATTGATTCTAGGGTTGAAGAGAGACTTGCTCGACTTCAAGCAGAGTTTCCAAATCATGTTTATACAGAACAAGAAAAAGCAACTATCTATGAGGACACACAAAGAGACATGGTTGCTGAATATGTAGATTCCAATAGTGAGACATTGGACGAATATCTTCAAGCAAGCGAGGGAGATTCTTTCGACCCACAAGAATCAATCGATTCATTCCAAGATGTTTATGGTGTTACTCATACTGGCACAAATAGAGACGGAGAATCGGTAACTTTAAGTGCGAATGTTGGTGATGTTAGCGCTGACGGCTACAACATTTATATTCGTGGCGATGTTATTAGTGAAGATGGAAGTTTGGCTGGAGAGTTTGAGCGACGCATCTTTGAAAAAGACGGAGTTTGGAATGTTGAACACGCAGTCTTGAGACTAGATGACGAATACCAAGGTACAGGTTTTGGTAAAGAATTTATTGCTCAATCAGAGGCTTGGTATACCGCTAAAGGATTTGGCTATATTGAAGTTGGAACAGCATGGGACGGCGCTCGCCATTGGGCTAGAGCGGGGTATGACTGGAAGCCTGACAGAGTGCAGGAAAACTTAGATAACATTTCTCAAAGAGTCGCCTCTATGGTTGATGAAGATAGTGGCTATTTCAAGGAAGGTTCTCCCGAACGAATTGAATTTGATAACTTAATGTCAAGAGCGACAGATGATTACGACCCTTATTTCGAAGATGAGAGCGGATATAAATATCCTGCTTTTGGTGCAGTCAAAGATTTGAAAGCAGATGATTTCCCATTACCTGCTCATTTTGCAAACATTGGCTATACAGAGGGAGCCGAGACTTGGGCTGGTAAAGAATTGATGTATGACTTGAGAATGAAATATACAAAGTCATTAACCGCTGAGGGACAGAAACTTTTACAGGGTCCTATTGACCTTGACGGAGATGGATTGATTTATGACGGAACAGCCCGTGAGAAACCTGCACCAAGTAGCGCAAAGAACTAAACTGGGGTATAATTAGATTATGAATAGACGAGAGACACAAAAGGCTATCCAAGAGGCTTATGCAAAATGGTCTGAGAAGGTGGAATTCACCTCTGAGACTGGAGCATCCGACAAAGACGAGTCTGAGATTATGGCTCAAATTTCAACCATACTTAAAGGAAATAAACCGCAGTCAGAATAGTGTGCGCTATTCTTAGAACATGGCGGATATAGCACCGAAACTTATTCATCTAAGCGCTGAGAAACTCAATGCGCTACATGAGCGTGTCCACAAATCTGAAGCGACCCCTGCAACTATCGAGGTTCATCACACCATCCTAAATGAGATGGCTCGGCGCAAGATGGAACGCCCTCAAGATGATTGGGATAAGTACGAGATTTTAATTGATTCAATCGACAATGTAGACCTAACAAGTATTGGTGGTTTATCAGCCGATACAGTTCTCGATGTTATTAAATCTACGGGCGACATCGTTGGAAATGTAAAAACCTTTTTGACCATCCATGGCTATCAAATGCGTATTGAGCCAGTTGAAAAACGGATTCAGCAAGAGGGTAGTAAATGGGTTGTTTACAATGAAGAGGGAACTAGAAAATTTGGAACCTATGACACCAAAGAGGAAGCCGATGAAAGGCTTCGTCAGATGGAAATGTTCAAAGCCGATGATAGTTACACGCCACCAAAGTCTGTAAGACAAGCGGCTCAAAGAGCAATCGAATGGATTGGCGAAGGTTTTGCTGGTCAAGGATTTACTGCAACTGGTCGAGTTCGAGCAGGTCAATTAGCCCGAGGCGAAGCAGTATCTATTGAAACTCTAAAGCGTATGAAGTCTTTCTTCTCACGCCATGAAGTTGATAAAAAAGCAAAAGGTTTCAATCGTGGCGAAGAAGGTTTTCCTAGTGGTGGTCGAGTTGCATGGGACGCTTGGGGTGGCGATGCAGGATTCGCTTGGGCTGAAGCAATGGTTTCAAGATACGAAAATCAAAAAGAGGTAAAAAAACATGGAGACCACGACCAATCATCACACGGCGCTTGGGCTGGTGGAGGTAGTGGCGGAGAGACTAACGGGTCATCTAATCGCCCCGCTTTATCACCTGACAAGAAGCCAAGTGCAGAACGAAGCCCTGAGGCAGTTAGACAAGCGGAGAGATTACGAAGAGATGCTGAGGCAGTTGAGCCAGTAATTACAGGCTTGATGGAAGGTATTGCTAAAAATATCAATGCTGAATTCGCTGAGGTAGATGGTAAAAGTTCTCTAATAGAAAGACTTAAATCTACTGATTCTCTTGCTCGTAAGATTGACCAAGATGCAGAAAAAGACCACGGTGGCGATAGAGAGAAAGCGGCTAACGCAATTTCTGATGCAGTTCGCTACACATTAAATGTTGATGAATCTGATTACACAGATGGTGTAGAAAAAACTCTTGACACATTAAAAGAAACTGGTTGGAAAGTTGAATCAGTTAAAAACTTTTGGCAAGCAGGTGACCCTTATGATGGCACCAACATTAAGTTAAGCAAAGAAGGCGTCAAGGTAGAACTTCAATTACATACTCCAACCTCTCACAGAGTTAAAGAGCGTGAGTTACATGATGACTATGAAAAATATCGTGTATCAAAAGATAATGCAGAACGCAGAAGTCTTTGGGACAAAATGACCGAGACAGCAAAATCAATTCCTAGACCTGCTAACACAGCAAAACTTTTGAGCATTGGAACTTTAGTTGTTCAAACTTTTGAGACTGCTCAACAGGCTGGATTGATAAAATCAACTGGGGTTGATATAATGTGGAGAATAACGAGAGAGGGTGTAGCCGTATGCGGTATTTTGCAAAACTAGGCGCAAACAACGAAGCGGTAAACATCTATCGTTTCGAAGTAGGCGACACCACTATTGCTGAAGATAGATGGGATTCAAGAAAAAATTCTTGGGTAGATAATCCTGATGCAGATGTTGTCAGATATTTAAGCCAAGGCGAAGGCGATTTTCAGGAACTTACTGAGGATGTAGCCCGTCAAATTTTTCCTCAAGCATTTACCGAAGAGGCTACAAAGGCTTTAGGTAAATTTGATTTACAAAAAGCAGAGGGCGAAAAGCGATACACACTTGGAGCCATGTATATCCCTGATATGGAAGATGCTCATGGAGAGTGGACAGATTCAGATGAATTACAAAGAGCAGTTTGGGATTATGTAAGAAGCAATGACCGCCGTATTCGTTTACAACATAACAAAGATGTTGTTGCTGGTGAATGGGTAGAAGTTATGGCTTTTCCATATTCACTAACAGTTCCAATCAAAACTCCTGAGGGTCAAGAGATGCAACACACCTATCCACCTAATACAGTTTTTCTAGGAGTTATTTGGGAGCCTTGGGCTTGGGAAATGGTTAGCGAAGGCAAGATTCGTGGGTACTCTATTGGTGGAAAAGCCGAAAGATTATTTATCGATATTGATGTTGAAAAAGGCGACCCAACAGTCTCCGATGTACATATTGATACAATAATGTCTCCCTCAAAGAAAAAGCCAAAGAAGGAAGAAAATAAATGAAAAAAGACCTCAGAATTTTAGGTGAACTCCGCAAAGGACCTTTGGCTGGCATGAACGAGGACGAGTTCAAAATGATTGAGGCAGATGTAAAAAAGTTTGGTTTTAAGGGCTTGAGCGGTTATGCAAAGTCAATGGTCATGGAAGCACAACGCCGTTTGGGTTTTGCAATTAACAAAGCACTAAATGATTTACCTTTTAACAAAGCAGTTTCAGTTGGTGACATGGTTTCATGGCAATCTTCAGGTGGCAGAGCAGAAGGCAAAGTTTTAAGAATTGCTCGTTCAGGTCGCATCAATGTTCCTGATTCATCATTCAACATTCAGGCAACTGAAGAAGACCCTGCGGCTTTAATTGTTTTGTACCGTGATGGAAAACCAACTGATACTAAAGTTGGACATAAGGTTTCTACTCTAAAAAAAAAGTAGAGATTGAAAAGCACGGCGACCATGACCAATCAAGTCATGGAGACCGATACAACGCAGACGATTCTGAAGGAGAAGATTCTTCAGAGCCAAAGAATCCAAAACCGTATTTCAAACCACGCCGACAAGATGATTCTGAGGGAGAGTTTGAAGATTCAGATTATGATGACCCAAAATGGATGGACACTATGGATTTGAGACCTAGGAAAAAATGATGAGTGCATCGATAATTGATGACACCATCCAAGTTTTGACCTCGATGAATTTAACTGTCACCAAGGTGACAACCCCGCCTGGGTATGCAGGAATACAGGTTTATTTACCCAACGACACTCAAGCATTTTTTATATGGGCAAAAATCGACAAAGACGATTTCCACTTTAGAATGGCTAGATTTTGGCAAAGCGAGAACCCTTTTTCTATGTGGATTGCCCCTAATTTGATTCAAGCATTGGCTAAAACGAGGGTTCTAACCAATCAGTAAATAGGCTCGAATTACACTTGTGTTATTATTTGTTGGTCAAGACCCGAGGTTAGTTTTATTAGCCCTATGCTAAAAGACTTTCCTCTAGTTTGTTAGGAGCATAAATTGGCAAAACCCCGTACCCGCAAAATGGTGAATTTAGCCATTGAGGAAACGAGTGGCGTAGACCATCCAGCGCATCTACATGAGGGTTGGCTTGTAATGAAGTCAGCCTCCGAATCTGAAGTTCAGAGGGTTCTCGACAAATCGCTGACCGAGGAGGACTCCAATATGGAGGATATGAAAACTACCGAGGCAACTGAAGATAAGGTTGAAAAAACCGTTGAGGAAGAACTAGCGGCGGCGCAAGCCCGTATCGCAGAACTCGAAGCCAAACTCGCCGAAAAGGAAGAAAAACCTGAATTGGAAGTTGAAATGGCGATGGGTCAAGACTCAAAGGAACCTAAAAAGGAAGAAGAGGACTATATGAAGTCCGCTCCTGCTCCAGTTGTTAAAATGATTGAAGACTTGAGAAAACAGGCAGAGGAGGCAACCGCTGAATTACGCAAAGAGCGTGACGCCCGTGCTGATGCTCAAGCCGTTGAAAAAGCAAAGGGTTGGGCTAACCTCAACTTCGATGCAGAGAAAGTTGGACCAGCGCTTCGTCGTTTGTCCGAAACTGATTCAGAGTTAGCAAAGAGCATTGAAGAAGTTCTTTCTTCAGTAAATGCTCAAGCAGAATCAGCATCTATTTTTGCGGAAATCGGCAAATCCGTGGACTTCAAATCAGGCAATGCTTATGAGCGTATGACGACCATGGCTAAGTCTGCTGTTGAAGAGGGTGTAGCAAAGTCATTCGCTCAGGCGATGGCTGATATTGCTACGAAAAACCCTGACCTTTACAGCCAATACCTATCCGAGAAAGGTGCCTAAAACATGGCATACGAAATCTCTAACTACTCGGTAAAGGTCACCCTCGTTGCAGGTGCCGACCTTTCCAGTAAGCAATACACATTCGTCAAGTTGGATTCATCAGGACAAGCAGTTGCCGCATCAGGCGCTACTGATATTCCAATCGGCGTACTACAAAATGCTCCAACTTCAGGACAGGAAGCAGAAGTGCTTGTTGTCGGTGGAACAAAGATTGTTGCGGGAGCGGCAATCGGCGAAGGCGCACTTGTTGGTACAGGAGCCACAGGTAAGGCAGTTGCCTTAGTTGCTGGTACTGATACAACCAAGTATGTTGTTGGAACTCTTCTGACCGAATCTGCGGCAGATGGAAACATCGTCACAGCCGTAATCAACTGCGCTAATCCAGGCAGAGCGGCATAAGGGGGAAAAATAAAT